TATTTGCGGCTGATTCCACGGGGGTCTTCAACTACTCCCTCGACAGAATCATCGTTAATGATGCGGAATTCACGACCATGAATTTTTAGCCGTGTACCTGCGTGGGGGCGCACGAGAATAAAATCCCCTTCCCTACACCAGGGTCCACTTGGGAACCTTGCGGCGTCCTTATAGCAATCCGGCCCCATCTTTACGACAAAAAGAACCGTTGTGAGTAGTTCTTCGTGCTGGAGAGTCAGGTCAGATTTAAGAATCCCGCTTTCGTACTGCTCGTCTATGTTGGGAATTCCACACAAAATGCGATAGCCAGAAGGATCTGGTAACTGCTTTGCTTTTCTATCGTCGGTGTCGGGTAACACTGTTGCCTCGTTTGGGTCATCGGGGTTTGTGCCGATTAATAATTCACTCATCAGAGTTTTCCATCCTTTCTGCTGTTTCTATAAGAATATTGTTTGCGATCAGAAGTCCACGATAGATCCCGCAGCCGTATTGGTAGGCTCCAAAATCCTTGGCGTTACCCAAAACCGTGTCCTGTTCGATGATTTTCATTTCCTCTCGTATCTTGTCTGAAAGATATTTGAGAATGTCATTACTCATTTACTCTCCTTTTTGGGGGATTGCTTCATCATTTGAGCTATCTGAACGCCAAGTTTGGCCTCTTCTAACTCATTGCGGTCATTTTGTAACCGCTCCTCTCTGGCAATTTCAATGCCAATCTTTGTGCCGGCGATATCTTCTCTAGACTTCGTAGATTCTTGTGCCTGTCGTTCTAAAGATTTAATTCGCTCGACTTCAATGCCCTGCTGTTGAATCTTAATTTGTGCGTCCATCTGATCCTTCTGCGCTTTGCGCTGAACTTCCTGAGCTTTGATCTGAAGTTCCTGCATCTGCATTTGAATGATGGGGTCTTGCGCTTGCTCTTGTGCCTGCTGTTGTGCAGCGGCGGCTTGATTTTGTTGAAGCAACTGTTGAGAAGCCTGGGCAACCATTCTAGAAAGAGCATTCTCAAGTTCTTGTGGTAACGCCTCGTCTTCCTCAACCGAAGGTAACGGAGCGCCTATTTGCTGCTCAATCTTATTGCGGTACATAAAGGCGTAGTGCTCTGCTATGTGCGCCTGAATAGATGCCATAATCTGTTGGGCCATTGGGTTTTGTCCAATCATCTGTGCAGTCATTGGATCCTGCATAAATGTCTGGTGAGTTGTAATATGAGCTTCGTGATCTTGGTAAGCAAAAGCCTTCAAAGGCTTCATGCGAACAACATCCATATTCTCTGAAACGGGGTCTTTTGGTTTTTGGTCGTCCTCCATCGGAACCAATTTAGAGGCGTTCCTAATACCTAAGACTTCAAGCATCTGCCGGTGTAGATATGGCAGATCGTATAACTGAGGTGCGCCCTGGGCCAATTGCATGACCGCCTGATACTGGACAACCTTCTGCGACATTGTTGCCGCATTGGGATCGGATACAGGGATTACGTCTACATCATCGTAGTCTGACTGCTTGGCACGAGGTGGTCCTTCTACCGGCTCATATGAATACTCTTCTGGGGTGTAGTCACGGATGATGTTTTTCAGGAGTTTAAATTCCTGCTTCATCGAGTAGTGAATACGTGCTTGAACGGCTGACATCACCTTAAGCGTGCGCTCAAGTATTGCCAGCGTCGTACCAACAGGAGATTGGGCACTCATGTCGGATACCTTCAGATCCGCTGCACTAGCGAATCTACGACCTTCTTCAACTATGGTGCCCAAGAGGGTATACAACACCTGACTTGGCTCCTTGTATGGGAGCGTCATAATGTTGTCTTTAATTGTGCCAGAGGCTACATCTACATCTCGGAATTCTGCCGGAGCGATCGGCGTGTCATCACCCTTAACCCGCAGACCTTTTGTCTTGAATCCTCCGGGGAGATTAGAGAGAGTACCTGCGTCAACAAGTTGGCGAATAATAGAAGTGCCAGACTTAGCAAAAGCGCCAATGAGATGAATAAGACCAAAAGCATAGAACCCAAATCCCGGGATGTATGAATAATGGACAAAATGATTGCGTTTTTGTTTAGTATCATCATCTGGATTCCAATTGCGACGGATCGCTAAGACAGTTTGTGTACCTTTTTCGATAGTAACAACGTAAGGCAGAGCAATGCCCGTTGGCTCACCATCCTCGTCTTTGTCTTCGTAGCCGGGCAGGTCCATGTCAACATGCATCTCAAGGACCTTGTACCTGTCGTCAGATGAGGCACGGAACCCCATCTTCTCAGCAATTTTCTTCTCAACCTCGTCGAATGCATCAACTGGATCACCAAGTTCTACATCACGATAAAAGCCTGCTACCTGTAACTTGCGCAGTTCATTTTCAGTCTTACGCATCACATGCGTTATGCGCTGCGAGGTCTGGATGTTAGACGCCCCATACGGCACCACTACATCTTCAGCAGGGACGAAGAGAGATACTTGCCGCTCAATGCTTGGGTCGTAGTACACCTTTTTGAACGCATTACCCGAAAGCCCCAAGCCCCACAGCATGCGCTCATGCTCTGGGCGGTACTCCACCATTACTTCAGTTAACTGATAGTTCATGTCGTCTTTGACACGAACGGCTGCTTCTTTTTTCTCCGGCGTCTCTTTGCCGATGATCTGAGTCTTAACAGGACCTGCCGATGGGAAGGTCTCCATGATGGTCTCGGCTTGGAACTTGACCAGCGCCTCACTTAATAGTGGGTGATAGACACCGCAGGCTCCGGGCCAAGGCTCCGTCCTATCTTCGATCTTCATGCCCAGCAACTCTAGACCATCAACGTAAGTCTGCATCCAGTCCTTGCGACTAGATAAGTCTTCTTCAAATTCACCAAGCAAGTCGCCGCATAACTCTGTCAACTCCCCCTCGTCCATCTCTTCAGCGAGGTTGGCGTTAAAGTCGTCACCGTCTTCATCTGGCTCAATCTCAATCTCAAGCCCACCGGCTTTAATGCTTACTGATTCTGGATCTTCAATCTCTATCTCGATGTCTGGTTCTGTAGCAGCCATCATCTCTTCGAGATCTAAACCCAGTGGGGCCTGCCCTAGTGCTTTATCAATTGCCATATTCTGTCCTTAGTAATAGCCCTCGAAGTGCCTTTTAAACTGCGGAGTTTCTTCAGGCTCATCTAAATTAGTGCGCAAATACCCACCCTTGCGGAATCTCATCAACGCGAGGGACACGCTGTCAACGTAGTCATCATGCTCGCCTGCCGGAAAAGATGCAACCTCATCAATCACTTCTTCAGCCCATTGGGAGTTCGGTGCCCACACTCTACCAGACGCAAATAGGTCTGAAACTGCATTTAGACGACTAATCTTGTCGTTACCCTTGCTCGGCGTGAACTCCTGCACGGGTATCCCCATAGACCGCATCTCATATATGAGGGGTGCCCCAGAAGCCTTTTTCTCAATAATCACGCTGTCCGGATCCCACTCTTTATATTGCTCAATAGCCACCTGTTTTAGCCTTGGGAACTCCATCCGTTCCCGAAAAGCGTTCAAAAGTATGATGTTTGCCTGTGGTAATCCTGTCTCATCCGGGTGATAAAAAACCCCCCAGTGGGTCAGGGCGCTGTAGTCGGAGCGCTGGCTCTTTTCAAACGCCGTGTCCCAAGCCATAAGGGTAAAGTCGCAGTGCGGTGGGTCGTCTTCTTCCCAAATCTGCCACCATTCCCGCTTAACTATGGCTGAACTCTCGGAAACGGGGTTCTGTTGGTACTGCGCCTGCCATTTGCTGTTAGGAAGTTCCTCTTTTAGGGCGGAAAGTTCCTTTAATGACCAAAATTCAGGCCATAAAGGCTTGCCAGACGGTAAAAGAGCCGGAAATTCGATGACTTCCCACTCATCCCCACCCCTTTGGGCGGCACTCTTGAGTACCTGACCCGTCAGATCCCTCTTAGACCACCTCGTCATCACTATTACGATAGACCCACCCGGCTGGAGACGCTGCCGTGGGCCTGATGTGTACCACTCGTAGGTCTTGTCGTAGATGTCTGGGTTGATTTCGGCTAGGGCTGCTTCTTGTTCCGAGTGAGGGTCGTCAATAATAAGGAGGTCCGCGCCTTTACCCGTAACAGCGCCTCCCACACCGATAGCAAAATAGTCTCCCCCAGCGTTAGTCGCCCACCGCCCAGCAGCTTTAGAGTCCGCTTGTAGCTCAACCCCAGAAAATACTGACTTATAGACTTCTTGATCGACAAGATTTCGCACCTTTCTACCGAAGCCAACGGCTAACTCGGCTGTGTGGGAGGTCTGGATGACCTTTTTACCCGGGTAATTACCTAAAAACCAAGCTGGAAGCAGGTAGGAGGCGAACTCACTCTTAGTATGCCGGGGTGGCATGTTGATAATTAGCCGCTTTAAGTTCCCACGGGCTACCCGCTCAAAGGCACGGGCCATCTTGGCATGGTGTCTGCCGGAGATAAACGAAGGCCATACCTTATGGACAAACTCCATAAAGTTCGTTTTGGCTTTTTCCTGCTCCGCTATCCTCTCGTACTGCTCTAACTGAGAGAAAACCTTACGCTTTTCGGCGTCAGGCAGGCTCGGAAGGATCGCCAATAGGCTCTGTAACTCCTGTAGCGTCGGGGCTTGCATCAATTTCCTCGGGCTTAACGCCCAGTTCTGCTTCTAAGTCGTCAACAATTGGCTCTACGTCTATCGTATTCGAGTGAATCAGGCGGCGTACCTTATCGCGGATAGCCTTCTCCAAGTCTTCGCTGGTCTTATGGATAACGGTGACCTCGGACTTCTCTGAAAACAGGCCCACATCTTGGATCTTGCCAAGCAGTTCTAGAGCCTTGAGTTCGTACTTGGTATCCCCGCAGTCCGCCAAAAGGATAAGTTTGTTAGTAATTACTGTCCGTAACTGGACTGCATCGGCAACCACTTGGTGGTCGTAGGCTTTCAGCATGCCGCCGACCCTAGCCGCGATTTCGGGAGTATTTAGATCCACCGGGAGGTTTTTGTTCTTCCCGTTCTGGGTTAACTGGGCAAAGAGGGCGTTGGCCTTTTCTTCGTCCTCGGGGGTCATGTCAAACCCCATGCCGAGTTCTTGAAGAACCATCGCCGTCGTTGAAGACACCTCGACTGCTTCGCGTGCCGAGTCTGGCACGTCGTCAGTTTGCTTATCTGGTAATGCTACCGAATTGTCCGGTGTTATCTGTATTGACATGTAAGGAACTGTTTGTGGCTCCAGTTAATACGCGAAGTGTACGAACAAATTTTATTTTGTCAAGAAGGATGTGGGGGACTTGGATAACCCTCATCGTCAAAAGGGCGCCCCCACGAAAAAATTATATACCCCCCGGGGGGTGCGAATTCAAAAAGATAAGGGGGGTGTTTTCCATAATAAGAACTAAGTTAGTGTTGGCTAACTTTGATGGGGGAGGGGGCATGCTGTGGAGACGGGATTGGCAGTGCAAAACACTGTGTATGTAGTTGCGTATGTTACTTAGTA